CCCTACCTTACGCGTACGCGCGGCGGATCTCTTAACGTCTTTCTTATACTGTTTCTCTTGCTGGGCATATCTGGCGTTGTTTTGTCGCACCTGCTTGTCGTGCTTGGCCTTGGCCCTGGCTCGTTCATTATGATATTTGTTTCGTTTGTCCACAGCCGTCTCCCTAGGGCTGCGCCAGCCATCATTCGGCCTCCCAGGGTTAAAGAAACTGCCAATATCAATTGTCGGCGTAGGGAACCACCACGGAGCACCGAAGTCTTGTGGACGATACTTGCCACTAGCCCGAGGCACTGCGGAGGTGTTGGCAATTCCAGAAGAATTATTAAGAGGACTGGAATTGCTAGCCCCGGCTACTCCAGAACCCATGTTGGTAGCCCCGGGTCTATACTCTTGTGGAGCATTCTGCAACATTGCCATTCTCTCCTTTTACTTTCCGTTTTCTGCGGGGAATAATCGCATTGGGAGGCTCGCGAAGTCTTTAATCATACTTACTCGCCCCGCCCTATCTAACATCTCACTAACCTTACCAATTTTGGCCAACTCAAGAATTTCTTCTATGTAATCCTGTTCAATCCTACTCAACTGAGCAACTAGCAACTGCCACTCTTCTAAAACCAGTAAATTTCTGTAATCTAGCCTACGCATAATACTCACGTGGGTGCAGCACTGGCGTTGGAGCTATCCACGCCTTCCGCTTGTGTGCCTGCATTGGCGCTCTGCCCTGGACTGGTGGAACCGCTCTCCCCTGGCCTAATGCCCATACTCGCAAATTGCTGCTGCATACCCTGCGCCTGTAATGCCTGCTGCTGGCGTAGCTGCATGACTTGTTGGTACATGGCAGTAGTTTCTTGAATATGCTGCTGCAATAGCATTTGCCCTTCGGGAGGTAGAATATTGGCCAGGTCGGGGCGAGCGGTCAGTTGGATATGGGACTGTAAGTGTAAGGCAAAATCTTCCCCTATATGAGGAGATGGGTATACTCCCGCGTGCATCATCGCCACTTCATCGTCAGGTCGCGGCGAATCGGGTTCGGCTTGGGGCTTATAGATAGGCACTCCGGTATATTCCGCGGCCTCCATAACTTTGGCTATTGCTGCGTATATTGTATCCGGCCTTACAATACCCAACTGCATGGTAAACTCATTGAGTAAAGTGCTCAGCATTTGCATGGCCTTATCATGCTCTAATTGCTTACTGAGCTGGCGGATAGAGCCGGTAAGTTGTAGCTTTAGCCGGCCCTGCAATAAATCCGGCTGGAGCTTCTCGATAATTTGACTCCCATCTTTCCCAGCTATTAAATAAACCCTGGGGGACTTACAATGCTGCTGGTAAAGGGAGAAGATACGATAAAACAACTCCTCAACGCCTTCAAGAACAATCTTGGCGATATGTTCAGTTCTAAGGTCTAGGGCTTGGCTGGTGCCTAAAAACTCCGTGGCCGAGGTGCGCTTGGAGGTATAGGTGCCAATACCTGAATCCCCCATACCGGCTAATTCAGTCGCATATTGCTTAACTCGATCCTCCTCCTGAAACCCCCACACCGGAGACCAACCAATACGAGGAAAATTAATCCCATCAGCCCGCTTGACTGGGTATAAGCTACCAGGCTGGAGTTTTAGGATATTAGTAGGTGCCCCGGCCGTTGGCTCATAGAATCCAAATGGCACGGTGGCCACAAGGGCAGAGTTAAGGCGGAAATTATGAATCCCATCAATCTCAGTCTGTGAATGCCGGAGTAATTCTGCTAATCCAATAGAGTAAAACCGCCCCGGAACTGGGATGAAGTCGTGCTTGATGCAAGTCCTCGCCCCGTCCTTGTTCAGATCCTCTAGCCGGCAAATTTTAACTAACTTTTGTGACGCGGCGTTAACCCAAGCGCAGACGCCAACCCTGTGCTTACGGTATTGAATTGTGCCTTCCCAACGGTATAGTTCCACCCATTGCCGTTCATTATCACTCGACATCGCGGCAGCGGTTTCACTCGTACTATCCCCCCCTTCCAACAAGTCTTGCTCGTCGGTATTAAAGTGAGGAACAATGGAGGCACTTTTTGGCCCCGCGAGCGAGACGATAGTCTCAAGCTCTGTTTCATCGATAGCGGCAAATTCACCATTGTGGTAGCGTTCAATAAATTCGGCGGCCGAGAGCCAAGTCCGCACACCAAAGAACGGCAGCTTATTAACATCCTCATGAGAATTAATAACCACCACATCTTCAATATTTGGAATCTCTACCTTAACCCCATCGAACATGATTTCGTCATATTCCAACTCAAAGATCAGCATACCATCTTCAATAATGGCAGTGACCTCCGCTAAAGATTCAATATTCTCTACATCAACCTCATACACCCCAAGAGCGTTGGCGAGAGTGATAAATCTAACCGTGTGGCCCAGGGAGGAGAAGCACTGGTTAATTCCGGCCTCTATCTGCACACTCAGCGGCCGTTCTGCGTCTAATTGGAACTCCCTGGTGGAGACAATACGCTTTTTCTCAATGTGGTAGCCAGGTACGCTTAAACACATGCCATCTACAAGAACATAGTGCATGATGCTATTAAGCACCTTGGAAATCCCGATGGTGTTTCTCAGCTCCCAATTAAACCAATCCGAAATTTGCTTGGCTACTCCATCATCCAGAGTTTCAACCTCGCTATAAAACCTAGCGATATTCCCTTCACCGAGAATAATCTTACTAAGCCGCGCTTTCCACTGTTCGACAAAGGTAGTGGTGAGAGGGACTTTAACATTCGCGGCCATGTCTCCAAGCGGGTGATTGTCAGAGATGGGTTCAGGTGTATTGCGCCAGTTGTTAAGATATTCTACATGATTACGATTAAAGTTAGTATTGGCGCTACTCGCATCAAAGAAGTCACTTATAATACGCTGTTCGAGGCTAGCTTGTTCATTTTTGGATAAGTTAATATCCATTCGGCGGCGCTTGCGCTTCATTATGGCCGCGAGAAGATCCGCGGAATCATCCGGTAATGATGGCTCGTCCGCGGCTATGAATTTGGGGTCTACTGTGAGCATTAGCGCATCCCGCCCATTACTACTTTTCCATAAGGCCGAAAACCGGGTTGAATGGTTTTAATGATTTGCGGCCCATGAACAAGACTGCTGAATTTAAGATCTTCCATCGCAACATACCGGCAGATATCAGGAAAGTCCTTATTATACTGCTTGGGCTTTTCCTTAATATCCCGTTCAGTCTTGGTCCTGTTATTCACCCACTCATCCCAAGAATAGCGCTGTAGCTGCCAGATTGGGCCGCCGCGGCCTCGACAAAGATTAGTAAACATAAACCGCGGATTCCCTGTGATGGGATCAACGCGGAAATATTCATACATCTTCGTATGCCCAATGTTCACGTTATCCTGGCCAAGAATAATATCATAACCATGCTCCTGGAATACCTCTTCCCAAGAGGTGTTATTAATTTGTTTGGCGCGGCCGCGATTGGGGTCTATTATGCAAAGACGGGGCGCCATAGGTAACTCAAGCTGTTTAATCTTCTCTGAAAGCTGTTCAAATATTGCGGTTATGTCGCCCTTGAATAACCCATAGGAAAGCATGACAATTTCATTTTGCGGCGTGAGTGTGAAGAACCCACATACACCGGCTTTCTCTCATGCGGGTCAACGCCAATAAAGCAGGGCCATTCCTTAGGAACTTCAAAAGGATCAATAACATAAGGCGCATCGTCACGAAACTTGCGATAAATAATTCCGGTAAGGTTGAAGGGTTTACCGGTTTCTCTAACTTCCCGTTCCTCGTCGGAGAGGCTGGATAGGAAGGCTTCCTTAGCCTCCATACTAAGCCACTCATTATCATGAATCTCTGCCGTGAAGCCCTGAGCATAGGGCTGGTCAATCTCATCATACACCCAGGCTTCTTTGAGTAAAGTGGCGGTTATGAGTAGGTGGCCTCCGGTGGAGACTAGGCCGCGGAATTGGGCGCTGTACATAGACTGCGGAGGCGGCTCATCATTCCAAACAATATCCCAGTCTTTACCCTCCGCGGTATCCGCACCTTGTGCATAGGTTTTAAACTTACACACAGAGCCATTGCGTAGCTCTAACTCCGAGGGGCAATTGGAATTATTGTAGAAGATTCGCTTGATCTCATTTCGCGGCCACCAAGAGAGAATGGTGGGGAGGATAGTGTCTCTATGAGACTCAAAATCCTCCGTAAAACAAATCCCTACAGCGGGAACGCGGCGGAAGGGAATGTCTTTTCGCTCCTCCCTATTCCACAGCGGATAGCCCAATAACCGTTCACCGACGAGTATTGCGCCCCCGGTCGTTTTGCCGGCCTTATTCCCAGCGAGGAATAGCAGAACTCTTTTTTCTTTATCTATATCCCAATAACTCAAAAATTCCCGCTGGCCCCCACTATTTGGCCGAAAGAATCTTGCGGGATCGGATTCTATAAGTTGTACCAGCCGCTTTTTCTCAACGGCTAAGACTATAAGCTGCTCTTTATTGAGCGTGGCTATAAACTCTTTCCTGGGAAGCATCCGACCAATAGTCCTCAAGACATAATCCCAAGGAATTTTGGTGGGGTGTTTACGTTGCGTTGGAGGAGCCATGGGGAGGGGTTAGTGGAGAGGGGTTAGTGGAGAGGGGTTAGTGGAGTATGATGGGCGCCTTGGGGGATTCCGCGGCCCCTAACCCATCCATAATCTCCGCCTTAATAGCCTCTTCCGTCTTATCCTTATACTCCTCCTCAATAAGAGTAGCCCTACGGATTTCAACTTGCTTAACCGGAACGTGGCCCGCGAGTTCCAACAAACCCGTTAGTGCGTTATTCCGCACATTTTCACTCTTAGCGGTTAAGGCGAGCTGAATTTTTTCCTGAAGTAAGGTGGGAGCTATGGCTTGAAGATCCGTTTGAATTTCCGCCACGGTGTCGATGACTCTAGCCTGAATTTCGCGGCGGATGTTTATAGCTTCCGGGGAGGCTAAGATTGTACTAATTGTACTACTAGCATAATTCGTCAAGGATGTGATATAAGCAAGATCAAACCCCTGCATTTCTAGCATGACTAATCGGAGGGTGATAGCTGGGGAACGTCTCTGAGCCATATTATAATCCTTACAAACGGAGAGAGAGGGAGATCCGGGGGCAGATGGCTGGGTTTGGGGGGATGCGGTAAAACGCATACTCACTTGCCCAACCACCTGCCCGTGCGGAGGCGGAGTGTCGCCAATCTACTCCAACCCCCAGCCCATGTCAAC